GTACGACAAGTATTGGTTAGCACATTGGGTAATTGAAGAAAACGGTTTTCAAAGAGCGATCGGACAAGACCGAGACATAAAACAATGGGCAGCTAATCATGGTGTACGTATAGAGGGACATCAAACATATAAAAATAAATGGGATCCTACATTTGGTGTGACCAGTATGGTAGGTATGTATGAACAAGAAAAAGTAAACATACCGTACTCTGACGCAAACACACAACGTAAAGTAAATATCTTTAGACAGCAACTGATCTACTTTTCACAAGCAGGTGCAAGCAACTCACGTAACGTAGGAACTAAAACTGACTTAGTTATGGCTAGTTGGTTTCCTATGAAACGAATACGTACCAATGTAAAAATGATGTTAGCTGAAGCTGAAGCTGACTATAATCCATCCTATAGTTATTATAAGCAAAGTGAATACAACGAGGTTTTTTGGTAATGCTAAACGCAGATGAGCTGTTAATCAAAACAGACGATTTAAAAGCAATGCACGAACAAAGCGGTCATTTCGAGTACCGTGATCGTGTACGTTCTATTATGAACGGTGGGACAAATGGTATCTCTGCATTACTAGGTCAAGAAGCAAAAAACTACGATGTTGACTTACCAATACCTAATCTTATTAATTCAGGTCTAGAGCATTTAGCACAGAAGTTAGGACGTATGCCTGACATAAAAGTAGACTCCTATGCAGAGAGTGAACGTGCTAAAGCAAAAGCAGATAAGTTAGAACGTATTGTTACAAGTTTAGACGCTTCATCTAAAATGGAAATGCAGTTACCACAAGCTGCACGATGGTTACCAGGTTATGGTTTTTGTGTATGGATCATTAGACAAAAGAAATCACCTGAAGGAATCATGTATCCACATGCGGAACTAAGAGATCCTTACGATTGTTATCCAGGATATTATGGCGCAGATCAACAACCTAAAGAGTTGGCGTTAATACGTTTAGTACCTAACCAAGTTATTAAATCTATGTATCCACAAGCTAAAGTCACCATTGATGAAAACAGTGCATTCCCATCAGGGTATAGCAAGTTTAAATATACTGATGGTTTCTCTAGAAGTTGGGACAACCACACAGGTGACGGTACAGAATTAGTTGAGTATTATGACGAAGAAGGTACATATGTATTTTTACCTGAAACAAAACAAATATTAGATTTCACACCTAATCCAATAAAATCGGGACCACGATTTGTTGTATCAAAACGTTTTAGTTTTGACAGACTATCAGGTCAGTACGATCATGTTTTAGGTTTGATGGCAGCTATGGCTAAGATTAACGTCTTGTCCATAATTGCAATGGAAGACAGTGTATTCACTGAAACAAATATTATAGGAGAGCTAGAGAGCGGGAATTACAAGAGAGGTAGACTTGCAGTCAACTATCTAACACCTGGTTCACAAGTAGCTAAACCACCAAATAATATACCGTATCAATTGTTTACACAGATCGACCGTATAGAGAGACAGCTTAGAGTTGGATCTAGTTATCCAGTGAGCGATGACGCAATATCCCCTAACAGTTTTGTTACTGGTAGAGGATTGCAAGAGTTATTATCATCCGTTGATCTAAACGTAAAAGAATATCAGCTATCACTTAAAACAGCAATAGAAGAGCTTGATTATAAACGTTTAGAAATGGATCAGGCACTCAATGGAAATACTAAAAAACCATTAGCAGGTTATCTAAACGGTACAGCATATGCTGAAAACTATACACCATCTACTGATATTGCAGGTATGTACAAGACAAGGCGTATTTACGGTGTCATGGCAGGATTCGATGAACCTACAAAGATTGTGTCAGGTTTACAGTTACTACAAGCAGGTATCATAGACAAAGAGACTTTGCAAGAAAACATGGACGGATTAGATAACGTACAGAAAATAAATGATAGAATACTTAAAGACGAAGCAGAGAGAACTTTGTTTGAGACATTAAAGGTACAAGCAAGTCAAGGAGATCCTAAAGCAACAATGGCATTGGTACAGATATACAAGAGTCCTAACGACATGCAGAAAATATTAGATAAGTTTTATACAGCTACAGAACCTGAAGTACCTGAAGGTGAAGCTGCATTATTAGAGCAGATGATGGGCGGTGGTCAACAACCACAACCTGGACCTGCACCTGATGTTAGATCATTATTACTAGGAGGTTTGCAAGGTGGCGCCTAACGAAGAAGTCAATATGATGTTTGGCGAGATAGTCAATAGTTGTTTAATTGACGTATGGCAAAAAACAGAGCTAGAAATATCTGATCACGAAGAAGAATTGTTTCAAGATGAACCACAGATTTCTGACATGCCACAAGGAATGATTGTACAATATATACCACAAGGATTAATAATATTTTTTGGTAAACAGGAGGATCTAGATGGCAACTGGTAGTAGTAGAAATCGTGGACGTAGAGGTGGAGTCAAAAGACCTGCAGCTGTAAGTGGTCCTGGTAAATTATCACGTAGAACAGATGGTGCTGCACCAACAATAGAAGATGTACGTGGAATGGTTAATGAGTCTGCAGGAGAAGAAGCAGCACTTGTAGATCAAGTTAGACAAGGTAATATAGAACAACCACAAGAAACTTTTACTGCACAACCACAACAAGGTCCTGCACCATTAGGTGGGTTACCTACAGGGTTAGCAGATGTATTTGCACCAGGAGAAGATAATCTAGGTCAATACCAATCACCACCAACACAAGATCAATTTTTAGAACCTGATGATGTCATGCTTATAAGAGCAATGGCAGAAGTAAATCCTACTTCAGAACTTCTAGGACTACTTAAATTTGCTTCTGATAGACAGATAGGTAGAACGCAGCGTAACCTCTAATGGCTACATTTCACAGAGATAATCCTGCGGAGGAAGCTAACTTTTACAAAGAGCTACAACAAAGACAAGCTACATACAAAAGAGCTAAGAACTCTATAACTAAAGAAGACGCGCTACGTGCTAGTGCAATAGCAAAAGCATATCCAAACTTTTCACCTGATGTAATTACATCTTTAACAACGTTGCAAGTAAAACCTGAAGCACAAGTTTTAAATGACATATCTAAAATGATTTCACAATCTAACAGTAAGACAGTGCTAGATAAAGTCTTTGATCCACTACAAGCAGGAGTACGTTTAGGATTTTTAGGATTAGAAGATTTATATAGAACAACAGTAGATCGTCCTATCAATTCATTTATAGCAAGTACGTTTGGTGATAAATCAGAGAATCTATCTTTTGCTGACGCATATAGACAAAGTGGTAAATCAACTGTTAAACAATTGTTTGGTGAAATGAACAAGGGTAAAAAAGTAAATTTAGGTGAAGGGTTCTTACCTGTATCAGAAACGTTCGACGCACAGAATCCACAGTCTAAATTTTATGATGAATACCAATACATGATACGATCAGGATTTGATCAAGGTAGAGCAGAACAAATAATACAAAACTATCTAGGTACACCAATAACTTCTATAGATAGACAAATGCAAGAAGGTAATGAGAATTTTACTATTAGTAATGAAAAGGGTACAGTTCCCATATCTTTAGGCAGATCGTTAGCACTACAAGTTGCAGAACCTAATACAAGAACATTTAATGTTGTATCAGGTGTATTAGACGCAGGTAAAGCATTGTTCTTAGATCCTGCAAACTATTTAACATTAGGCATGGGTGCATTTACAAAAGGTAGAAAATCTTTAAAGATACCTGATTACTTAGAAAAGATTTTAAATGATACACCTGTAGATAAGATGACTAAAGCACAAAAAGAATACATCGGTGCTGTAAACAAAAGTTGGGGTTTACCGTTTATATCAGGTAGATCAGTATCTAATTACCTTGTTAAAGATGAAGGTGGTAAGAAATTAATTAATTATTTTGCAGAGTTAGATGATCCTAATAAGTTTATAGAACTTACTGGTATTACTGATAGAGAAGCTATCACTGCTTTTATGGATGTATCACAAGACTTTACAAAGTCAAGTGCAGATAAACAAACAGCAGTTAAAAACTTACTTACAGAATTTTTAGAAGATCCTTTTGGACCTATGGGTACAGGAGAAAAACCAACAGTAGGTGCAATAGGTAGATTCTTAGGTGGTGCTACAGAAGAGTTGTTAGGCGGAGTACCTGAAGGTACAGGTAAATTATTTGGTGCTAAAAAAGTTATTAAGACAAAACTTATGGATAGTCCTAATAGATCAGCAAGAATACTATCTACGTATGCAGGAGAGTTTCCATATAGATATGTTGATAGCAATCAGTTAGATGACGCTGTAACAAACCTAAAAGGTTTCATGGATCAAACAACTATGGATGGTGTTGCTAAAAATCAAATACTTAACAGAGCTATACGTTTAGAAGATGGAGATCAAACAGGTTTATTTAACGTTGTAAAAGATATGGTAAAGTTTACTGCTGATGATCTAGTAGATAACTACGGTGTCAATGCAGAAGACGCATATACATTTAGCAGGATCTTTGAAGATTACTTACCTGAACTACGCGCATATTTTATAGATTCTGTAACAGGTAACAACGTAGCTAATCCTGGTGCAAAGATAAGTCAAACAATTGTTGACAACAAAGCATTCGTTAATCCTGATCCGCATTTATTAACAGAGTTTATCGAACGTACAATACCTTTACCTGATCCTTCACAATTAGCAAAAGCTATGAACTCTATGTCTTTAATTAGAGCTAAAGCGTCAGAACAAGGTATAGACATGTTTAGTAAACTACCTGCCAAAATTAAATCAGGAACTATGTCAAAGATTATAGATAGTTACTACGGTGACTTTTGGAAACCATTCGTATTATTACGTGGTGCCTGGTTACTACGTGTTGTTGGTGAAGAACAATTACGTATGTATACACGTGGTTATGACAATATATTTAGCAGACCGTTATCTGTATTGTCTTTAGGTATACTTAAAAAACCTAGCAGTACAGAAGCTGCACGTTGGACAAGCAAGAATGTAGAGTTTAAAGATTTACTAGGTAACCCGTTAGAAGAAGCACTTGAATGGCAAGCTGCTAGTTCACGTAGGTATGGATCTAATAACTTTGATCATCTATTCGGTGGTAACTACAGAGCAGGCAAGAGAAGAAAAAAACCTGGTGTACACCCAATGGATACTATTACAAAAGAAGAAGCATTAGCGGCACAAGAGACAAGACCACAATTATTACAGAAGTATTTTGATGATGGGATTGTAAGAGAAGTTGCGCATTTACATTACGATAGATTGTTTAATCATTTGTTTAGAGGTGCTTTAACTAAAAAACAAAGAGATCAAAGAATGAAAGAGTTTATAGAAGGTACTTCTACTAGAGCGCAAGATATTATAGAAGCATACTCACAAGGTGGACCTACCTATAAAGCTAGAATGTCCACAGCAGGTGGTAGATTTGCATACACTGAATCTATTTATGCTAGAGCAAACCAATTAGCAGGTGGTGCTTTTGATCAGAACTTAGACGTATTAGAAGATTTAGCTAATAAAATGAACATAGACGATCTTGACTTCGGTAAAACACCATTCCCATTATCTATAGAAAAAACTGCTAACACAAACATATTTGAAATGCTTGTACGTAACAGACTAAATAGAATAGATGGCAAACAATATACAACTGAAACCTTAGATGATTTTTTTGATAGCATACAGAATGGAGATAACACTCTATATAAAAATGTTAAGAAGACTCTTATGTCAGATGAGTACATAAATGATCTACCTAACGTTGTTGCTGTAGGTAAAACAGATTACATTGATGATGTAGGCAAGATGGAGTTCTATACAAACAAAGCATTCGACGCTTTAATGGGACAAAGAACTGACAATGCTTCTAGGTCACCAGTCTTTAGACAAGCATACTGGAGAACAATATACGATATGCTTCCATACATGTCTGCGAAAATGCGTAACACAATGATGGAGGGTGGTAACTATATTGTAGGAGGTAAAGAGTTCAACGTATCGGGTGCTTTAAATGCAAACTTACCTGGTGAAAACTTAATGTCTTCTCTACGTGCAGATATTGGATTGCCTGCACAGAAGCTACGTAAA